TTCCAAAAAGCGGGTTACCATCTAAAGCCCACCATGATTTGTAAGCGGTCGCTGCTAAAGGCTCGTCTGTGTTTGCTTCTATCATGCTTATAAAGGGCTGGTAATAGTTCAAGTGCTGTACAAAATCGCTACCACTATCGATAACCCCGTTCATTTGCATTTTTACTAAAACAACCGCGCCGGCTGGATAGCCACCATTATTTGCTACCTCTGCTCTCCAAAGGTTAGCGCCGTTTATTTGCATTTGCCTTATAGCGTTGGTTGTATCAAACATTAGCTGGTTAAAATCCGGTCTTAATACATAATCCCCGTCCGCTAACGGGTCTCTGCTGTAAATACCACCAAAGCCTACTTCATAGCTTACTTTACCTTTTGGGTCTTGGTCTTGTGGTATAGGAGTCTTATCCCCGTTTTGTGCAAAAGCGTATTTAAAAAAAGGCGCGTTAGTTATAGGCATTTTCTAATCCTTTCAATAGAGTATGTTGTGGTTTTCCTGAATTTTTGTTTCTTTTTCTCTTTCAAGTCTAGCTACAAGGGCTTCTAGGTCTCTAATTTTATCAATTAAAAGGCTGGTTTGCTCTAACTTTTGGTAAAAATTCTCTAAATCGTCCCATTTAAAAAAGATTTCGCTAATGTTTCTTAGTCTAGGCACCCCATAGTTAAGATACCAACCACCATCCGTTCTGTGATGCAATTTGTAGCGACCCCAACCGACTCTGGTTCTACCATCTCTATAGTATCTATACATACGTGTAGTCCAATGGTCTCTGGCAAACATTTCCCAATGCCACTCTTTTAAGGCGTTGAATTCGTGAGAGCCGAATCCCATCATCATACCTCGCTTGTGTGCGTTGAATTTGTAGTTAGTTACACTGCTATTAGTAGCCTTTATTGCGTTAAGCATATCGTTTTGGTATTTGACAAATATATCTGCCTTGTTAAAGAATCCTAGCTCTATATGTCCTAAGCCAAGATGCTGGGTTAATAGCCTCCCTCCAGGTATCGTGAAATAGTTTGTGTAATGTGCTTTTAACGCGCTTTCTCTATTCCTTAGAAACTCTATCATGGTCTTTATTGCTTTGTCGTCTATAGCACCGGTAAATAGTGGCTGAATCTCGCCGTTTTTAGCTTGCAATTCGTTATTTTTGGTTTGTAACTCGGCTTTTTTGGCTTCTAGCTCGGTCTTTCTGGCTTCTATATCATTCTCTCTCTGTATATCATCATCGTTTTTTATGCACTGAAACTCCAAAAAAGTATCTTGAATGTATCCGTTATCATTTTGGATAACCCTCGCTCTCTCTTTACCTAGCTTTAATCCTCTAAGCTTCCACTTTCTCAAACTTATTTCCCCCTAAGAATTCCACATTAAGCCTGCCTAAATCGTATTTTTCTAACCGCTTAATCCTATGCACTCCTTTAATGCCTAACTCCATTTGTTTTACTTGCTGGCAAGTGTATGGTTTTGGTAGCTCTTTGAGCTCATTTTTAAAGAGTGCTTTAAAGTCAAAATCGGAGTCTTGCTTGTCTATTTGCTTGTATGCCATGATGTAATTGTTTCTTAACTTCTCTGCCTTTTTTAAGTAGCCGTCAAGTGGATATTTATCAAAAGGATTTACGCGCTCGGATTCTTTAGTTTCTTTTATCTTTTGGATATGGGATTCCACCTTTTTAATTAAGGCTTCTATTAGCTTTTTAGCCTCTGCTTTTTTCTCATTGCTTATCATTGCTTCCACCTTGCAATAAAGGGTCTAAGATTTCTTTAAGTTTATCTAACTCCTCTTTATCGTCTGGAGTATTTAGCTTTGCAATGCCCTCTCTGGCAAATTGTGCATTAAAGAAGTTGCCTAAATACTCTCTATTATAATCCGCGCTGTCTGTCTTAAAGCCAAAGATTCTATAAAACGCGCTTACATAATTGCTTCCAACCCCCGCTGGTCTGGGTAATATATCGTATTTAGATAGGATATTTTTTAACCAACCGGGTATCTGTTCTTTGAAAAAATAGGTTATGAATTCCATATCCATCGAGTCGCCTGTAGCAATATCTACTCCAAGTGCTTGTTTTGCTAGCTCGCTATTGTTACGTAAAGTCGATGATGTGTTTCTAGCGCGCCAAAGCAACTGCAAGACTCGCCTATAAGATGCATCGGTTAGTTCTACGTATTTAATATCCTCTTTATCAAAGAATTTTGCTAAATGAAAATTACTTTGGTAAAAGCTAAAGTTTTTAAACGCGCCGGCGTCCTCGATATTTATGGGTACATATCTCGAAAAATCTAGCAACCGACCCCACATATCCAAAGCATCACCACTCATTGTCTCAAAATTAAAAACTTCAGTTATAGCGGATTCCAATGCTTTTACAATGAAATTAATCCTAATCTCTTTTATGCCATTAAGCAAGGCTTCTATGTTTGTGTTCTGGTATTGTGACTGGATTCTAATATCATCATATAGCTTCTCAAACATTAGCCGCCCTTGCTTGTAACTAATATATCGCTATCGCTAACCGATGCCATTTCGTTCAAGTTTAACGCTATTGCATCCCAACCAACTGCACCGCTTTTTAAGCCAATTTTAACGCTATCAATAGCAAAGCCATTAGCAACGCTCTCGCATACTTTAGAGATAGCCGGCTGGGTTATATCCGCGCCTATATTTAGATTGTTTATATAGGTTTTTATAGCTTCTCTTATGATTGTTTGGTAACTGCTAGGGGAGTTTGTGTAAATTACGCATGATACTTCAAATTTTAAGGCTTTTGTAATGGGTCTGTAAAAAGAATATGTAATATCTTTACCCTCGACTTCAATAGGCACTTTAGTATCGCCAACCATTCCACAACCGGGAGGCTTTGAATAGCTAAACTCCGTTGCTATATCTAAATCACTACCACCAAGCACGCACACACAAATACTATGCGGAGTCATTGTAATGCCTCTGTGTATAACTTCGTTCTTTGTTGGATTTTCAAAGCCACTGATTTTTTCAACACCGCTTACATTTGCGATATTAGCTAGGATGCTTGTAAAACTTGAATTTTTATAAATGCTTCCATACTGCAAGGCTCTTTTATAGAATTGTGTGTCGCTCTCTCTTAGAATACCCGCTGTGCTAGAATTTGGATTATTCACAGAATCCACGCCGTCAATTTTTGTAATGATTTGCCTAATTGTGTTCTGTAATGCGATTCTCTCGCTTACTTCTACTTGCTGCAAATGTATTTGGATGCTACCACTCTCGCCTATTGTATGCTCTGCGTATGTTTCAAACTGCATCTCGCCGTTGCTTACTATGAAACCTTTGGGGATTATTGTAGCCGGGACGCCTATTATATCAATAAGCACACTGCCTTTAACCGCGCTTTTTCGTGTGATGCGATACTGATTATAAGCCCATAGGTCTAGCATCTGCCCGCTACCACCTAAAAAGAAGTAATTTACAAAGTCTTGAATGCCTTGTATGGTAGCTGTATCTTGCTCGGTTAGGTATGTGATAATCTGCCCTGCTGGAGTGCTAGGGTCTAGGTTTATATCTGCAAATATGCGCTTAAATAAGTCCTTGTATGCGTTTTCTATATCGCTTGTTTGAGAGAATTGCAACCCGCTTTTGTCATCGTTAAAAGTCCATAAATTAGTATTTGTTTTCGTTCCAAAACTAAACACTTACAACCTCCCCGCTGTACAAAGTGCATTCTATCGATAGAGTAGCTTTGCCATTGCTATCTATTGCAAAATCCTTAATCGTTACATATTCGATTCTACTATCCTTTTTTAACTCTGTAATTATAGTGCTTTTTAATGCGTTACGATTATTTCCATTTAAAAGCCCTGCATAATCCATTCCCTGCGTGGTATCAAATGGATACTCGCCTAATAGCATATTAAGCCGTGTTCTACAATCTTGAGCCACTGCTTCAACCCCGCTAATTGTTACAAGTTGCGTTCCTACGATTAGATTGTTATTACTATCTAGTTTAAAGCTTATCATTTTAGCACCGCTTGTATAGTTTGTTTCATTGTCTGCGCTTGTGCATTATAGTTTGGTAGCGTTGTGATACTCTGCCCTCCGTTTGTAGTCCCGCCTATAATAGCACCTTGCAAATTGTCAATTATTGCATTAAAGCAACTTAATAGAGTTTCATTCGTTCCTATGCTTAAAGGATTCTGTGATTTTATCTCTACCTCTTTAGCTTTGATTGATAGCTTTCCATCTTTATCAAAGGATAACTCACAATCCCCGCTTTTGTTTTTCACACTAAAACCTGCGTTTTCATTATCCCCTTGCAAATAAAGGCTTAATGGGATAAAGATGGAGTCCGTTATATCAAAACGCCTCTTTGTGTTTGCTTTAGAATCCAAACCGCTTTGCTTGTAGTTTGTAATATCGTCTTTGCATACAATGGCTAAACCTATATCACCAACGGCTATTTTAAAGGATATTTGCCACTCACTGCTATAAGGCTGGGCTATTAATACATTTGGGATTACTACATTTTGATTACTGGCATCGTTTTTTATCACATTTACAATATTAACCTTTTTATTATCCTCGCTGATGCTCTGCACCTTTGCTATAAAAGCCGTGTTAATGTTCTTAATATTGTCTTGTATTAGTGCTTGTATAGCCGTTCCAAAATCGTTTTCAAATGGTTTTATAAGATTCTCATAAGCCATTAAAGCGCCTTTGTTAGTGTGAGTTCTGTATGCCAGTTATCGCTTCTGTTACCCCCGCGATGCTTAACTTCAATTATGCGATACAACTCATTTAATTGCGGGAGTTTCTTTGACTGAATTTCTACAAAAGTGTTAATGCTTAGCATGGGATTAAGCAAAATAGTAACAATGCAACCCGTGCTGGTAGGCTTAGGCGTTCCTATCATACCACTATCCCCGCTAATAATCATTTTCTTAGCACTGCTGGAGTTTGTATAGGTTACCTCAAGTGTTTTATTATTTATTGCAATATTTACGCTTAAAGGCATAAGCTCTCTAAGCTTCATTACTTGCTGGTATGGAGTCCCTTGAAATGCAAAATCACCTATTACCTTATTTGTTATTTTATTATCATATTTTAAGGCTAGATTATTATTGCTTGCAACCTTAGCGCATATATCTTTAAAAGTAGCATTTTTAGAGATGCTATCCGCTATGCTAGCACCTTTTTTTAAGTTATTTTGCACTCCACTCATTACCTTAAAGCGTATGCTCTGGTCTGCGCTTGTAAAATTAGGCTCGCTCTCATATATATTGCCACTTAGAATCATAGCCATTTGCTCCGGATAACCGGCCTCTAGCTCCACAAAAGAGTCCTTTAACTGCAAGGTCTGGGGATTGTAGTTTGTAGCTAAAAAGGCCGTATCCTCTTGCTTTAATCCAAAGATGGTAATTATTCCATTGCTAAACGCACCATTAACGCTAGCGGTTACTTCAAATTCAATTTTTAAGCTTACATCGCTTGTAGCTAATTCCTGGTAAATTTTAGTTTTACCATTTATTGTTAGAGTAAGCTTGTAGCATCGCTTAAATAATGCCACAATAGAGTCCTATATTTTTACTGAAGTCTGTGTAATTGTATGGGATATTTTGCTTATCATTTTGCTTTAAAAAGAAAAACCTAAAGCCTCTAAAACCCCCAAAATATGTAATATCAACTCCACATTTTATATTTGCATTATTGCAGAGAGTTACATCGTCTTTTTTAATGGTTATATAGGTTCTATCATTTGCAAAGGTTCTTATTTCAATATTAAATATTTCATTATTGATTGTTGTGCTAAATTCTTGATTAGGTATTGCTTGCAGGGTTATTTCATACACACTTGTAAAGCTATCTATATCAATAATAACATCCTCAATCATCCGGTAAGCCCTTTTAGTATAGAGCGGGGTCGCTTGTTATTAGCCGACTCGCCTACGCTTTGCTTAGTTGAATACGCGCTTTTTTGTGCGTTGCTTAATGGTATCCCTGCGTTAAAGGATTCTATTACTATGGTTTCCTTAAATGCCATGTTATAGAAATACCCCCCTTGCACATCGGCCGTTTGTGAAGTGGATAGGCTCTCTAAACGCATATTTTCGTATTTCTGGCCGTCCGCGCCTCTTATGCAAAAGCCTTTGCCATTCTGCAAGGATTCTAAAACGCTATTAAAAGTATCCAAAAAGTTAGTATTCACAAATACCCTGCAAGTGATTTGCTTAGGCATTTTGTATAGCGTATCACTTATAAAGCTTTGGGAGTCTACTGGTTCGTTTGGTAGATTGTAGCTATCGGATTCTAGTATCTCGATAAGCGTGCATTTTAGCTTAACATCCTCGTTTCCTTGCTCGTGGATTTTCATAGGATAAAAGCCGGATAAGGCTTGGCTAAGGGTAGGCACATTCAAAGTAAAAGCCATTAAAAGCCCCCTACTTGTTGTCTTTGTTGATTAATCTGGCTGGTTAATAACCCCCTTGTTTCATCTGCCAAAGCTTTAGGAGTAGCGCTTGTAATATTCTGCGTTACTTGCACATTGTTGTTAGTAGTGCTTGTGTTGTTTGTTGTTGGCACCACTGGAGTGCTATTATCCCCAAACATAAATTTAACGATGGCATTATCCATCACAAAGCTTTTAACGCTCTCTATAATATCGATTAAAAGCCTTTTGATTCTAGCTATGGGCTTTTCTAGCATTTCAACTATAGCTTTACCTATGTTTAAAAAGATATTGATAAAGTTATCCCATGATGGGTCGGTTAGAAAGTCCATAATATCGCTAAACGCTTGTCTAATAGCCATAAAAACCGGCCGGATTGCTTCTAAGGATTTGGCTAAAAGAGGGAATTTTTTCACTAACCCCTCCGTTACACTATCCCAACCCATGAAATAGTAATATATGTCCTCTAAAACCAAAGCAATGGACGACACGATGCCAACCACTGCAAAAATGGGAGCAAAGGCTGCTGCACTTGCTAATGCCATTTTTCCTAGAATAGCTAACACTGGCATCATTGCAATGATTAAAGTGCTAAAGAATGCAATTACAAACTGCTTTCGTTTTTTCATAAATTCTACAAATGAAGTTAAAAGCTTAAATAGCTTTGTAAGCATAGGTAATATAAACCTTGCAAACATCTTAACTATGCCGCTAAAGCTATCTTTTAAGTCTAGCACCGCATTATTAAAGTTATTACTAATCTTTACATCTTTAGCCGTTATGATGCCAAACTGCTTCTGCTTGTCTATAAGCCTTTGTAGCCCTTTGCTTCCATTGTTAAACGCTCTAACTATGCTCTCATCTAAACCTAACTGCGATGCTATTGCTACGCGTGTTTGTTTATCGTATCGTTGCAACTGGTAGCTTAAGGATTTTAACAACTGCTCTGCGCTCATTAATTTGCCGTTGCTTGTAGATATGCTTAACCCATATCGTTTTGCAACTTCAACTAAAGCGCCACCCTCAAATTTTGCTTCATGTAAGCCACTATTAAGCGCGTTTAAAGAGGTAATAACGCTCTGGGTATCACCACCAAACCGCTTTAAAGCACCACCAAACGCGGTTATGTTCTCTACATTGTAACCCATGAGTGAAGTGCTATGCGATAGCCTTGTGTTGAATTCTGCAAAGCCGTTTATAACGCCTTGCATAATTTTATAACTGAAATAAGTGGATGCAATGGAGCTAAACACGCGCCCGAATTTTCTAAGCTTTGATTCTGTTCTCTGTAAGCCTAGTTCAAGTGGCTTTGTGTTAATACCAAAAACGATTCTAAACTGCTTCAATACATCGTTCATTTTTTTATAGCCTTATTAGCTTGCTTATTAGCTTCTATTTCATTTAGAGAGTTTATGTAAAGCGTTGCATATGTTAGCAATACGTTCTCTAAATCCATTTCCATTATATCTCTATATGTGCCAACCTTATGTATTATAAGAGTAGCGGTTATGTTATCTACAATGTGTCTATAACGCACCCCTGCACTTACATTCCCTTTGCCGATTTCTGAAAGGTCGGCAATTCTCCTAAAAAACCCAAAACATAATCCCTAAATTGTGCTTGTAACTCCGCGCTTGCAAATGGGTTCTTAAACTGGCTTGCAAATAGTTCAAGTATAGGCGATTCTATATCTGCACCGCCCTCGCTACCCTCTATTATTGCATGCTTTAAAGCTAAATCTAAGAGAATCTCATTACCTTTTGCGATGTTGCTAGGTTCGTTTGTTGCAATGAAGTGGATTGCATTTTGTGCTTTTAATGCACTCCCATAGGCTATCATTTTGAAAGAGATTTTTTTACCCTCTATCTCAAAAGAATAACCGCTTGTATATAAATCCTTAAGTTCCATTAAGCCCCCTTTTTAATAGATTATGTATAGATTGTCTGCATTGTTCCAAAAGCAAAAGTCCATGATTGGTCTAGCAAATGCTGGTTACCATGCCTTGCACCCACATCGCCGTCCTCTAAAGTCCCATCTATATATATCTCTTTAATACCCGCTGATGGGTTAATCATAGTAGCCGTTACTGGTAAAAGTATGGCTGGGATAGCGCCATTTCTGCTTTGTTGTTTTAGCACTTCCTTTAATATCCTAGCGGATTTGCTACCACCGTTAAGAGTAAGCGTGTAGCGGATAACTGCATTTTTACCATAAGCAACCATAACTCCGTCTGCAGTTTTTAATGTTTCAGCCGTCTGGATAGTTCCATTTGGCACCCACATATCCGACTCTGCACTAAAGCCCTCTATCTCTACCGGGATAGCCCCTATCATTATCGTTAGTCTCGCGTTATTTGTGCTTATATTCGTTGCCATGATTTACCCCCCTTACGCACCTAATACATAGTTTGTAATAACAATTCTTTTAGCAGATTTGTTTGCTACATAAGCAATACTTATAGGCAAAGTTTGCTTTTCTAAATTAGCCGTTCCTATTTCATAAAAATAACCGCTTCTACTACATTGGGATACTGCAGACTCACCTTTATCACTAAATGCAGTAATTAAGCTCTGCTCCTCTGTAGTGGTTAGCTCCGCGCCTTGTATTATGATGCCATTATTTACGCACCCTTGAAACACGGCTTCTATATATGCAGTCAAAATTCCTTCGTTGTTTTTACCTCTTAAGCCTATAAAGCTTTGTGCATTAAACATATTTGCAAACTGCAACTGCAATTGAAAGTGAAGGTAAGCATTGCCTATATACACATTTGCAGAGTTTGTAAGCGTTCCCATGATGTTACCCATGCCATACCATGCTCTGGATTGTCCTATTTGTGAAAATTCTAGGATTGAGTTTGCAAGGTTAGATTCTAGTGTATTCAACTCCGCTTGTGTTTGTATGGCTTGCTTTACATATTTTGTTGCATCATTAAAGGCTAGATTAGCATTACCATTTGTCTGGCTAAAGTTAATTGCACTTATAAGCCCGGCAGAGAAACCATTAACCGCTTCTAAGTCTTTGAAATAGTCTAGGATTATCCCATTGTATCCCTTTAGCCTATCGCTAACGCCCTCTTGTGTGGTTAGTGTAGCGTTTGTGCTATTCACAATGCCTAAAAAGCGGTTATTGCTAGAATCTACAAACTCGCCTAGCGTTTGTGATTCTGCTTCGGATAACTCCCAGTCAAAGGCTAAAACAAAGTATGCACCATTATCGGTTTTAATTTCACTTAATACATTGTCAAAGCTACCTATTGCATCTCTGCCATCATATACAACCGCGCCTTTTTCTTTTGTGAGTGATAATAATCCACTAATGTCAGTTAGCATAGTAGGCGCGCTGGCATAGCCTATACTAACAACACCGCTCTCACCGCTTGAGATTCTAAACACTTGCTTATTCGTATCAAAAACACAAGTGGCATTAGTGAAATTTGGTAAAGCTGGATTTGTAACCGCGCTTTTAACGCTTCTGCTTTGTGCTACTTGTGCAGTTACTGCTAATGTAGTTTGTGCTATTGTGATATTTACTTGCTTTGATACTTCGCTGGCATCACCAAACTTTGCTTTTATTGTAAGCGTCGTGCTTCCTTGTGCTACACCGGTTATTGTCTTTGTAGCCTTGTCAAAGGTAGCCTTATTTGTATCTATACCCTCTGCACTAAAATCACCTGCGTTTGTACTTATGCTTAATACATTATCTAAGGCTATGGCTTGTCCTACACTACAAGTCAAGTTATAAGGAGATGCACTTACTGCAACGCTTACATCGATTTCTACCTTGTTAAAGCCCTCTTTTTTACAAGTGAATTTTAGCGTCGTATTGCCTTGTGCAACCCCTGTAATTGTCTTTGTAGCCTTGTCAAAGGTAGCTTTAGAATCGTCTGTATTTACCACTTCAAAGTCGCTTGTATCGACATCATCTAGTGTAATGGTTAGCGTTTGTGTATTGCTACCATCACTGCCCTTTGTTACCTTGAAGTTAGTATTTTTACCTATGCTTACATCAAGCGTTGTAGGCGTTGGCTCGCCGGCTTTATTGATGGCATTTTGTAGCCTTGTAGCTACATCAGTGTAGCTTACTACATCTCTTAAATCTACTATTACATCTCTGGTTTCATTACCTATTGTCAGAGAAAACGCACCGCTTGTCTTTAGTGTATTGATTGAGCTAACGCGCCCCCCTTGTAATATCGCTGGGATAGCGGTTTCATTCCAAATATATACATTTAACAAATCTGGCTTGCTGGATAACTTATTCGCTACATTAAAGTAATTGTTACCAAATTTGCCAACGCTTGTTTTCTCACCAAATGCCTTTTTTGTAGCGTCTGCATCATAAAATTTATTCCACTTTGGATTTACATAATCGCTTTTATGTTTGGTTACAAGCAAGGTAGGCAACTTGCTTAAAGAAAAAGAATCTTTAACACCAACGCTTGTAATATCCACAAGCCAACTTAAGGGGATTCCTGCCATATTTAGCCTCCGATTAGTTTATTTTCAAGTGTGATTTTATCAAATATGTTTATATTTTGCTCGCCTTGAATGGTAAATACAACTGCGATTTCAAAGAAAGCGCGGTTAATCAGTTTCTTTTGTTCGTTAAACTCGCTTAAAAAGGTTATTTGAGAGGTAACTGGCAAAATATCCGCGCCTATTTTTTCCATATAATCCGCTACATCGTAAGAGTTAAGATACTCTCTTAGCCTTTGTGCTTGCACTTCAATATCTAAATACTCAAAGTTTCTAGGATTGATTCTGTATAAATCTAACTGGTAATTGTTTCTAACCAAATTTGTGCTTTTTATCGTGCTTGTGTTGTCTTTTGTTTGTATGCTAGAGAAGTCTTTAAAGGATTGTGTTAAGGGAGTGGAGTTAATTAGGTTTATTATCACACACCCTTTTTCAAAATCCGCTGGTAATGTGCTACCACCTATGATTACATCATAATGGGTTTTTTTTGCAATGATTTCATGTAAAAGAGTAGTGTTAAACATTAAAGCTTCAAATCGTCTTTTATTGCATAGTAAGCTAATGGGTAAGCTTGCATCTTTTCATTCACAAGCTCATTAAATAGCTTGTCTATTGTATCCATAACCTTAAAACGATATGGATAATCCTTAATATCGTTATATTCTTTTTTTATTGCTTCTATTTGTGCATCGCTTAACTGCTCTCTCTTTATGTTTGCATTGTAATGCTGGCACATTTTAATACTTGATTTTACTTGCTTGTTAATCAAAATTAAAATCTCATTGTTTTTTTGCTTTATGTTTTGCTTTAAAAGCTCTCTTTGCTTTTGTAGTATTGTGTAGCGCTCTAAGAGAGATTTATAGTTCAAATCCGATTCGTTAATGAAAATACCCTTTATTTTGAAAAATTCTAGTATCTCTTTGAAATGGTTTAAATCTTTATTGCCTATGCCTATATGCTCGGTTCTATCGTCCTCGCTTAGTGTGTCGTCCTCTATTATATTCACACCCGGATTAAGCACATATTCTCTTAATATCTCTAGCCTATTATTGAAATTTACTACAAACATTTGAGCCCTTATTCTTTAGATTCTGCTTCGTTAATCTCTTTTTCTGCCTGCTCTCTTTGCTTGGCTTCCTGCTCTAATTGTGCTTGTAATATAAAATCCCGTGCTTTTTCTATTTCCTGCATGTATCTGGAGGTATCTAAGCTAATGTAAATCTCTTTTGTTTCTTTATCCCCTGCAAAATTCTCTGCAAACACTTCCAAAGTGATTAAGTTAGCTTGTGCTTGTGTCAATATCCCCTCTAATGCTTGTAAATTCTTATTTTCTTTGCATTTTTCAATAGTATTTAGCAAGCCATCATTAAAGAAGTTTAAAGCCTCTTTATAGCTTACATACTCCTCGTAGCATTCAACCAACAAATCACAATTTTTAATCAAGTCTAGTATGCTTTTGTTTCTGCTTATAGCATTCCATTGAATCGCTGGGATAGAATTTACACCCTCCTCGATTATTGTGTTGTCTATTGTAATAGCAATGCCGCTCTTATTATAAACACTTACAAGCATTTTAAAGTCCTTTATGTAAGATTTTCTGTGCTTATTGTAGCATATAAACAAATCCAACCATTTAACACCCAGTCTTTTTTGGCATATAGCTTCAAAAGCTTGTCATTCCATTTTATGCAAGATTGCTCTAAAGGTAATTTTAAAGAGTTAATCAAAAAGCCCTTATCGCCTATTAGAAAAACCTTGTAGCATTCAATAGAATCGATTGTAGAATCCGTTAGCTTTTTAAGCTCGCTTGGAGTGATTGGCTGGATATGTGCATATGCTTTCACATTGTTTTTAATCGTTTCTTTTGGCAACCCATTCACATTTTCTACTTCATAGGTAAAAATCTCTATGCTTTGGTTTTTTATAAGCCCTTGGATTGAGTTAAGCGCGTCTGTTAATATATTTGGCATTCTAACCCTTTACCTTATAGGTTACACTTCTGCGCATTAAGCCGGTATCAATTAGCGGATTAGTGCTTTTTTTGCTTTTAATAGTAGATTCTGCATTAGGAGGCTCTCTTAAGCTTGTGATGCTCTCTACAATATCTGCCCTTGCTGCCTCGCCTACAATTGCTAATGCCTTGCTTGGAGTAGCATTTTGGTTTATACAATTCTGCAAGGTTGCATACCACTTTTTTATATTCTTATTAATAGCGTTTCTAAAGAAAGGACGCATTGGTATATTTAGAGTCCCAAACTCATTAAAATAAGCTACTTGTGCTACAAATGTGCCATTTGGATAACGCGCGGTTTCAAAAAAGCCTATTTCTAGCTTCTCTTTACCCATGAATTTGATTATTGCTTTTTTATCAATCTTGATATTTTGCAAATCTTTACATTCTAACTTTAGCATTATTCACATATAGCATTATGTTATTTGAGTTTATGTAAGCAAGGTATTCCTGCCCGTATGGAGTCTGGCTAAAGAAATACTGAAAATTGTCTTTATATGGCATCGTGGCATAGCTTACACTCACACCATCGATACTACTACTTGACACCACTCCATTACTGCGATTTATACCTACAACCTCTGCCTTACCCTCGATGCAAAGGTAATGCGCTGTAAGCATAAAAAAGGGATACGCATCGCATAGGTTAAGGTCGCTTGTTTTTACCAAATCCTTATATTTTGGATAAATGCAACCTATCTTTTGAAACATATTAATTACTTCACTAGATTCTATGCCCTTAAACTCTTTATATGTTTCAACAAATAGGTTATATAAAGGGTTTGTTTGTGTTGTTGTTTCCACCCCTAACCCCTTAACCCTCTTTAACGCCTACTCTACCTATTTTTCTTTTTCTGCCACCCTCATCGATTACTATATCTTGTTTGTTGTTTTCGATAGCCTTGTTTTGCTTATCTAAGACTTGTTGCATAGTATCGTCTGTGGCATTCTTTGTAGCAGAGTTTTCATTATCGCTAACGATTAAAAATCCGTCCTCTATCATTTGCTGGATTGTATCCTTATGCTTCTCTTTGCATTCCTTCCAAACACTAGAATCTACTTTGTTAATAAGTCCATAGCCTCTTAGCGTTAGTGATTTGCCATTATCTAAGGGGTAGCTAATCCCCCCTTGTGTTTTTAATACTAGAATTGGCATGTAGCTCCCCCTTTGTGTGTTATATGTTTGTGTATCTCAAAACAAACGCTGGCTTAAATACAACCGCGCCTGTAGTTCCTACACTCATTTTTTGCATGGTATAGCTACTACCAACCACTACGTTACCCATTCTAGCAATTTCTGAATAACCGAGTGTTGTTGTGTTGCTTACACCGCCTAGGTTATTTTCAAGAATGAAGTAAATCACATCTTGGTTAGCGTTTGCTTTGTCAAGCTCTAAAGCTGGGATAAGGCTAAATTCAAGTTTTAGCATTTCCATCGCTTTATTAAGCTCTACCAAAACATTAACGCCCATCTCTGTCCATTTGTAAATAAGATAATCTATTGCATTGGCTGATACAACGCATCTTAGCTTGCTACCTCTTTGCACATTGTTACCACTTTGTGTTCTAATCTTTGAAACTGCTTTCCCAAAGAAGGCTACTAATTCCTGCCAACTCATCTCTGCAAATTTCTTAGATGCGGTTTCGTATGCATTCAAAGATGGGTTATTTAAAAGCCCATATACTAGGTTTTTGCCTGCGTTATCCACATAGCCGTTAAATGCAACGCGGTTAAATTCAATCATAAGGGCTTCAGCACTAGCACTAGTAATATAATCCCTTGCATTTACATTAGCCGCGCTTAATTGTGCTTCCTCAAGCTCGCCTACAACTACATTATTTGAGAATCTGTAATGCCCGGTTTTGTCAAAAGAGAGGTTAATACCTGCGCTTATAGCATCATCATAATCGTTATAAGGCACGGTTGTTCCTAATCTTTCAACCATTGGCACATAGTATTCCTGCTGGTAAAACTCTAAAAGTCTTTGTCTGCCACCTAAAGCCTCGTCCCCCGCTCTGTGTTGCAAAATGTTATTTACAACATTAACTGATACTTGAGAGAGAATGCCCGCTGGCATGTTTATGTTCGCTGGGCTAAATCCGGGCTGAGCGTCCATCATTTTTACACCATTAAAAACACCTACTGCCTGCACCTCTGCTAGCTTTGCGCTGTCCAAATATATATGTTGTTTTCTCATATCCTAAATCCCCCTTGTTAATCTACTTTACCTTCTACCCCGATAATTTGAGGCTCTGTAACGCTTCCATTCGTTCCATACACGACTCTAAACCCTGTAAATGTGTGTGATGCTAGTGTTTTTGTATCGTTAAACACCAAAGAGCCATCGCTATTTTTTAAGAATACATACTGCCCTGCGTTTGCTTGTGTGCTTGTTGTAATAGAGATGCACCCTTGGTATGCAAAAGTAGCATTTACATTTGCTGGATAAGCATCGCTATTCTCTACACCGCTAAAATACTCATTAGCAATAGCAATTCCTACTATTTTGCCTGTGATTTGATTACCACTCGCACCTTTTATAAATTTACCATCTGATTGCACAAAGCAACCTATACGCACGCTTGTATCTTTTGTTACTGCTGAAAATGGCAAAAAGCTCGAATGCAAGCCTTTTAGAATCTGTCCGGGTTTAGCTGCACCCATTGCGCCTACTGATTTTTGCATAGTAAATCCTTTCTTATGTTATTTATAAAGTTTCAAGTAAGAGTCAAGCTCTGCATAAGCTTCGTTTGTAGCACTGCTATCGCTTGTCTTTACATTGCTATTAACCACATTAATACCATTGGCATTTGAAATTGCTAAAAAAGCCGTTTTAGCGTCCATAGAATCTTGGAGTTTTTGCTTTGATAGCATTTCATAGCCATACTTGTAAATATCACTCGCGCTTTTGCTTGTGAAGTCAAAGCCCGTTCCTAATGCACTGGATACCTCTTTGTAAGCTTGTGCTACTTTTTGGTTATCCGCGTGCATAGAGTCTTGTAACTTTTTGATTTTAGAATCCGTTACTTTTTCGATTAGCTCGGTTAAAGCCTCTGGAGTAAGGTTAATATTGCCCTCTTTTGGTTCTACCTCGTCCTCGTCTTTTTCTTTAACTTCCAGTGCATTATCGTTTGCATCACCCTCTTTTGGCTCATCTTTTGGCTCTGCACCATCACCCTCTTTTTTATAATCCTTGAGTGCTTCGATAATAGCTAAAAGCTTCTCATCATCACTGCCCTCACCCCCTGCAATTGCTACGATTTTCTCTATAACCTCTGCACTAGAGTCCGCTTGTTGTGTTGTGTCCTCATCTTTTAGCTTTGCAATAAGCTTATCGATAAAGCTACCTTTTGTTTCTTTCATTTTTAGAGTCCCCTTTTTGTCTTGTATTTTTAAATCGCTACCACTGCGTCCCGTTTCTACAACCGCTAAATGATTAACCTCTTTTAGCTTTTGCAGATACGAATAACCTTCGCCATTATAACTCCCTTCGATAGCTTCAATATTAGCTTCATAGGCAGGGCTTAACTCCACAACCTCGCCGGCTTCAATTTTAGCTATCAAATCATTGTTATATATGATTAGGTCTGCCTTAAGATAAGGCTCATCCGCTCTCACCTCGCCAAAAATAGCACCGTCTGCAGTTTGTGTTTGACCCTCTTTGCCAACCCAAAAATGCTCCCATTTGATTGGCTTGCCCTTAAAGGAGTCTTTATTAGCCTTTAGGTTTTCAAACTCTCTACAAACCCGGACGATTCTATCTTTGTCTTTTTCAACTTGTGAAAACACCTCGGATAAAAGATAATCAAAAACCCCTGCTTTAGCTATTGGATTGTCTTTTACAATCAAAAAGCCGTTAGAGTCTTTTTCTCTCTTTGAAGTGTTAGCGTCTGCTATCCTTATCTTTTCCATTAGTAACCTTTGTTACCCCCTTGTATTAATTTAAACTTAAAGTATAGCACAAACATAAAACTAACATTACTTTTCAACCAAAACATAATAATCCCCTGCATCAGAATCGCGGACAAGCTTTAGAGTTTGGTTTGGCTCTAAGAATAAAGGGGAGCTTAGGCATCTGCAATTTACGCGCTGTGAGCAATGTCCTTTGTTTCCATAGCTATCAATAACGGCTGTTGGGGTATCGTATCTATATATCCGACCCTCTAGTTTATCATGCCCTCCTTTGCCTTTGCTTACCCTCTCATCTTTTGCAGTTTGCCAAATGTAATACTCAAAGCCTAAATCTTGACTCCTAGACATGGCATAGTTTTCAATTGCTTTAGCGGTTTGGTCTCTAGCTATGATTTTGGCGCGCTTTAATGTTGTGGATGCAAATGTAGTTATTGTTTTCTGCGTTGCTTGTAAGTCAAAATCCGTGATGTTGTTGTATAGCAAGACTTGGTATTTTTCTATTATATCTCTGGGTATGCTTTTAATTAATGCTATGTTTTGCAAGATGTTGGCATTTAACACTTGCGCGGATTTTCTGCTTAGAGTTTCTAATATATACTCTTTACCCTGATTCTTAAAGCCTAAATCCACATGGTTTTTAATCCTATCGTTTATTGCATTGGATAGCTTTTTAGCAAACACCTCGCTTTTTTTATTCCAAACTCTTAAGAGGTCGCTAAATTCAACGGATAATACCCTGCTAATGTTTGTAATATCCCCTCGCTTGTATTTATTGATTTGTGCGATACTCCAGTAATTTACGCTCTTTAATACTTCCTTGCTAAATTCTCTTAAGGCTTTATTGAATTCTCTCTCTATGCCTATATTTTTCTCAATAGGCTTAAGCTTTTTTGCCTGCGCTTTTACTTGCCTTGTAGCCTTTGTAGTAGTAGCTTTACCTGTAGTTTTTGTATTTTCTTTAGCTTGTGGCTCTTTTGCTTGTGTTTCTTTTGTTGCTGGCTGCGATTCTATTTTTGCTATTAAATCCTTGTCGTTTTCTAATTGCTTTTCTAAAAAATCAAGTTCTTTTTTATCAGTGACGGCAGAGGGGCTTAAATCCTCATCAGTTATCATATCCTTTAAAGTTTTTTTATTGATTTTTTCAATGCCTGCATCTTGTATCTCTGGCTCTCTATAATCACAATTAGATTTAACCCACTTTGAAAAGCTTTGTAGGTTATCGTATTTATCAAAAAGGGGATATTCTTTATCTTTGAAGTTTTTTAAATCTCGCGCATAAAGCACAAACCTTGAGCCGTATCTTGTATCTCCCGTGTATTCTAGGTTTAAAAGCCTGTCGTTATATGTAAAAAAAACACCTTTTTCGGAATTTCTTTGCCCTTCAGAAAAAGCAAGCTTTGTTAAGCTAAAAAAATCACTATCGGACTTCAAGTCCCCTATAAACACGTCTCCACTAATCTTTGGGTAAAACTTATGGAGCCACTTGCCACCTTTTTTAAAAAAAATCCCTGAAGTAGATTTGTATTCCGTGCCTTCGGGAGCTAATGTGAGTAAATCTTTTTTAGCCATTGTCTAAATCACTTAACCCGTTCAATGCGTTTTGTATATCCTCGCCTATATCCTCTCCCCCGCTAACATTGATGTTCTTGTCTAAAAAGCCCTTTCTCTGCAATTCTATTAATGCTTCGTCTTGTGAGATAACCCCTGCGTTTATTAGCTTTGTGTAAAAGTCCGCCTCTGTATTTGCTTGGTTGCTCTCATCAAGCGCGCTTAGTTTCATAGGCGATTCAAACTCAAAGCTTACATTACCTTCAAAGCCTATCTCATTGGCAAGTATGTTTAGGATTTTCTCTATAAGAGGGAGTATTGTAGTGTTTTGGTAGCCTTGAATGGTATCGTAAAAGCTTTGCAAGTCGTATAAACCGCTATTGTTTAAACCAGTTGGAGTCTGCCCAAATAGCTTATTAATTGGTATCCCTGCCGCTGCTGCTATTACTTCGTATGCTTGTGCTTGTATCTTATCATATCCGCTAATGGGAGTTATTACATTTTCAATAGACTCATCGTCTCTTAATAGAAGTTTTCCAAAGTTATTTTCACTCATATTTATAAGTTCTATTCTCTGCTTTAACTCCTCTTTATCTGCACTCATAAGCGCGGGGGTTTTTATAACGGCTGTTCTAAACCTTAAAAACATATCGCTAAGGCTTTGTCTAATACTATCCGCGCTCTTTACCTTATCTACCATTAATTGGCATAGGCTAATACCCATGAAGTTATAGAGTGGCTTAATTAAATCGGTTACTCCAAAAAACTCAAATGTTAAAAGCCTGCTATTATGCACCATGCCCGCGCCGGTTACATACCAGCTTTTTGGTTTCATATAATCCTGCTCTAATGGGTTAGAGAAATTTACTTGACTTGGAGCAAATAACCACGGCTCTACAACACGTATATCTATTAGCTTATTATCTTTTGTTTCCTTGCTTATAATCACCTCTTTACTTAAATCTTGGTTACCTTTAAAAGCAAAGTAGATTCCAACTCCACCAAATCCAAATGCTTTTTTACATGCTGTATATAATAGGCTTCTAAGGTTTAGCTCTTTTAGCCTATTCTCTAAGTATTCGATTATCTCATTAGCCTTTGCTTGTCTAGCTTCATCGTTTAGAGTAGCATCGCTTATCTCTACATTAATGTGCCCCCATTTGCTTAAACACTCCCTTGTAAGAATATCGATAGCCTTTGAGATAATATCATCACAACTACTTAACTTTGCTAGTTCCGGATAACCTATGCGTTGCAATATAAATTGTGAATGTTGCATAAGGCTATTGCCAGTTCCTAGGTTTGCATAGCTGTTCTGCCAGCCGTCCTTAAAATGCTTTTCCCATTCTTTGTGATCGTAAGAATCTTTAAAGCTAACAAGAGGGGATAAATCTAGCCTCTGCTTTTGTTGCTCTTTACCTAGAAAAAAATCATACAAAGCCCTTATATTGTTTTTTATTTTATCCTTTGGGGCTGTGGGATAGTATTTTGGCATCAGAATCCTTTTTTATTTAATTTTAGCTAATTTTTAAGACCAGAGAATGCTTCTTTTATGTTTTCATAGTTAAAGGTTTTTCTACACAAAAAGGCTAGTGCTTGTGAAGTAGAATCTATCATATCGTCGTGTTCGTGCTTGTTGTCTGCTCTAAAGCCTTTGCACTCGCTTAGGTAATCATTAATCCAGAAATTGTAAATGTTTTGTTGCATGGGTAGCTTAAGCTTATCGATAAAGGGTAGAAAATCATTAACGACGCGGCTTAATTTATCGCTCATTGGATTAAAGCCCTTTACTCTTAGGTTAGTGGTTCTCTGCAATTCCTGCATAACGCTTAACCCGTTTGCTTTGGATTCTAAGAGGATTAGGTTAGGCGTTCTCTTTGTTAGCTCTTTGGTTATTTCATAAGTATTTTTTATTTCACTTAAAAGAGTGTGAAAATCGTAATGCCCTCGGTTCATATGCACCAAATGCACCTCTTTGCTATCTAGCAAGCCAAATACACCTATAGCACTATAATCCGCGCCGCTCTTAACACTTGTAGCCGTGTCTATGCTAAGCACTAGGTAGCGATAGTCAAAGGTTTTATTATTGTCAAAGTAGCCTATTAGCTCTGTATTAATCACCTTTAAGTCGTTGTAGTCGTTAGTTTCACCCTCCCATATATGTAAATATACTTCACGGGGTAGCATTTTCAAATCCCTTAGCCTATCTCTATCCAAAACCTCCGGTAAAAATGGATTATCGTTATAATTAACCTTAATAGCTATGCTGTAGCTATTGTCTATATTCTCGCTTTTTATATACTGCGTGTAAATGTAATCCGTGCTTTTTTGTGGATTAAGGCTTACTATTACTTGACTATTATCCGCTCTTACACTTGGGATTAGCACTTGCATCAAATCATCTTTTAAACCGTGTGCCTCCTCAAACCAGAAATAACGAATATTATCCGCGCTTCTTATGTTGTCTATTGTACGCTCGCTTACACCATCAAACAAAAGCTCGCTTCCATTTATAAAGGTTATCTTATCTATACTTGTGCTTTTTACATAATCAAATAGGTTAGATTCTCTTAATAGTCTTTTTATAAGGCTATGGATACTATTTGCTTTGCTTTTTTCTACCTTTCTCACAATATAGAATCTGATTCTATCCTGCAAGCATTTAAGAATAGCAAAATAGCTTAATGTAACACTCTTTCCGGCACCACGACCACCATAATATACAATAACGCGATATTTATCATAAGCACCCTCGAATAAGGGCTTAAATTTTTTAGGTATGCTTATTTCCATATCAAACGAACTTAATATCTAAATCTATCCTCTTATCCTGCTTGTTTGCTTCTGCACCTTTACCATTAATGTTAATCTGCTGTGCGATTGTTGGTAATTTAGGGATAACGCCTAGCGTATCATTTACATTACCCATAGCCTTACTTATGTTAGCTATATCCGTGCTTGTAACCCCGTCTTTTTGTAATAACTCTGCACTTCTCTTTAATATAAGGCTACTTATTGCTTGAAAGCCTTTAGCAAATTGCGGATTCTTTTCTCTAACAATCTCTATAACTTCATTAGCTAGATTAACCGAGTTCTTATGTGCATTCTCTATCTCTGAAACGCTTAAGTGTTGACTCTGTTGACTCAAAGTGTTGCCATTGCAAATTTCGTTAAACTCATTAAGCCCCTGTGTTAAGTGGCTTATAGCATCTTTTGCGTGTTGATTTATTGTTATATTATGCCTCTTTATATAACGGCTTATAGTGGATTTATCTACCTTATACATTCTAGCTAACTCATTAATCCCATACTGCCCCGTTTGGTATTTAGTAGCTATTGTTTCCATATTCTTATTTAAAGGCTTAGCCATTTGATTAACCTCTTATGTTTGTTTCATGAAATACTATTAGCATAATTCTAACGCACCATAAAAAGACGCTCGACTCTTTGTGGTCTTACTCTTGCACCACAATCTTTTTTGATAGTGTTAAAATTTGCTAAAGTATCCTTACTCCATACCTCTTTAAACCTATCTTGTGGCATATTATATTCGCTTATAAAAACATAATACCCTTGCTTTGCCTTGTCTATACACCACTGGTAGAATCGCTCATAATCAAAGCTATTTCCACACAATTTATACTCGCTAGTATTTGAATAAGGCGGGTCTGCATATATGATTGTGTCTTGTGGAGGAGTGCTTATTTTTACTTCTGCATAATCCAGATTCGTGTGTGTGATTAGCTCTAATCGCTCTAATTGCTGTAATCGCTCTAATTGCTGTAATTGCTGTAATTGCTGTAATTGCTGTAATTGCTGTAATTGCTCTAATCGCTGTAATTGCTTAAGCTCGGTTAATCCTTTGCCTTGTGTTCCTTTGTAGTTTTTCTTAGGTAAATCCGGATTATGTTTATCTATAAGCCTGCATAAGTCTTTTTGTGATATATCCTTAACTGCCTTGTATGTATCCGCGTTGCTTTTCTTTTGAAATAAATACGCTATCCCTGCAACTCTTATTGCTTCTATCTTAAGGGTTATATTCACAAAATAAGCTCTCCGCTCTCTCCAGTTAAGGCTAGGATATATCTCACTATGCAAATGATTATATATGCCTGCTACGCTTCCATTCTCTTTAAAGTGATTATCCCACCACTCTGCGCACTCTTTGTCGTTGTCTAGCAATAGATAATGCCCTTTTTGTTTGAATAGCTCTTTTTCTTTATTGCAAAAGTAGGTATTCCAATCATTAGCAAAGCTGTAATTAAGCAAAACAAAGCTTCTATATGCGCTCGGCGTTTTGTCTGCCTTAATCTTGTCAAATTCTGCCTTTGTAATAAACCTATACCACTCATCAGGCAAAATCCCATATTTACCTTTTTTATTTTGTAGCCGGGATATTAGAAACTTCATATACACATACACGTCTATATCTAGCTCATTGTAGTGAGTCTTGTATCCGTTAAAATGCGCGTTTAAAGCCATTGCACCACCACCGCCAAACATATCATAAAAATATTTCGCTTGTGGAGCATGGTTTCTTAGCTCTTGTAGTATCAAGTGGCTAATCTTTCTCTTGCTTCCTTTGTAAGGGATGCAAGCATTAAGGTTTTTAATAGAATCTGTGTTAGTGGTTTGATTAGTATCTATCACACCAAAAGGGTTTTCGATAAAGTCAAATAAGCTTAATTGCTTTCCTACACTCATTCTTTAGGCCCTTAAAGCATTAAAAGTCTTATATAGCAAATAAATATCCAAGCATAAAAAGAGCATACATAGCCCTCCTACAATTAGCCACCAATACCACTTAACCTTAAAGCAAGATTCTTTCCCTGCTTCGATAGCAACTCCAAAAAGCGCATAAATGCTGGCACTTGTTAGCACTAAAAACCATACAAACATTGCCATCACTGCACCCCTTAAAATGAAAAAGCTAGCACTAAGTCAAGGGATATAAGAATCTCGCTTATTACAAACCCAATTGCGCTTAGAATGCCTATTGCTAAAGTAGTGTTGTTTATCCCATCTTTAAAGAGATAAACAAAAATTGACAATGTAGTAATTAGCACAAATATATAAAAAGATATTAAGCCGTAATTCTCTCTCGATGCCAGCAATAGCCGTCCTTCAATAATGGATAACACGAATCCTGCCATCACAATGCCTAGCGCTATACCCATAAAGATATTCTTTAATGCTTCCTTAACCTCTTGCACTCTAGCTCCTTTATTTAATTTGTATAATTATATTTATTTATTACTTAATCTTTACTTAATTAAATAAAACTGGATTTTTCTTTAAATACTCAATCTCTGCAAGCAACTTTTTATACTCTTTTTCACTCAAGACAACGTATTTATCCCCTTTAGAATCTTTAATATCTACCATATTTTTCGTTTCAATATAAGAATGCCTGCCGTCTTTATAGGTAACATACAATGTCATAACCCCCCCCTTATGGTAAATCCCCGTGCAATATGATTTCACTAATCATATTCTCATGCACCTTTGCTATTTTTATGCCAAACCTAGAGAAATATAACTCGATTACATTGCCATTTTCATATAGTGCTACAAACTCTTTATTACTAGTGGATTTATCGCTTAAAACTCGCACACCTTTTGTAAGCGCGCCCTCGCCAAACATGGAGCTTCCAACAAGAAAAGCCTCGCCGTGTCTAACATCATTTTTATAATTTATCTCGGTTACAATATCAGCATCTTTGTTGTAAGAATAAGACGCGCCCTCAAGCTTACCATCTCTATATTGCATAATTTGACTAACCCAGCCATCAGAATCATAAACGACTTTTTTGCCATGCAAAACACCATTCTTTATTTCTGCTTCAGATTTTAAAAACACCCCTCTTTTTGTTGCTTGCCATTCCTTTAATATGGTTTTTCTGCCCTCTTTGACTAATTCAGAAAAAGAGTTTGTCTTAGACTTTACAATATCGCCTTTGCTATTCTCAAACAAGAATAATTCTGCAACCCTCTTGCCAAACTTATAAAGAATCTTGCGATAAGGGGTTCTCACATTGTAATAACATATCGTAAGCCCGTGTCTTATATTGCAAGGGGTTCTCGCATTGTAATAACATATCGTAAGCCCGTGTCTTATATTGCCTAACTTAGAAACGCGTTGTCTTAGTATATTATTGTCTTTATCCCCATAGATATATTCTATCTCTCTTTTCATTCTAGCTCCTTTATTTAAATTTACGCTGTAATTATAACTATTTATTCTTAAATAATACTTAATTACTAAAAATATCAATACTCCCTGATGGCAGATACTCTTTTATTTTCTCTTTGTAGAATTCAATAAAAACAAATCCCTTAAACTGGTATAACAACCACTCTCTCTTAACTCTATACTCTGGCCTTAACATACCTTTAGCGTCTGCAATAATTAACCCGCGTTCCTTGTCTTTATAGAGAAAATCGCATACATACTTAACCTTATGCTTTTGCTTTAGCGGAGTTAAATCGATTGCTACTTGTCTTTTTAACTCTGATATTTTCCCGTGTTGTTGTAGTGCTAGGAGATACAAAAAAGTGTTGTATTCCAATGTAGAATCGAATTTGCCAAAAGTGGCATTATTTATCTTTATGTTTCTAAACTTATTAAAACCTCTCAAGATAAGCCCCCTTATCTATTATAAAAAACCTCTAAAATCCTATTTATTTCCTTAAGCTCGCTCTCGCAGTTTTCATGTGAAACATTAACGCTTTTATACCTGCTCTTAATGTTTGTCTCTATATCCTTAAGATTATTTTTATAAGCCTCTAATGCCAACTCCTTTTGCTTTATAGCCTTGTTTTGTATATCTAGGCTATTTTCCACACTGCCTAGCTTAACCAATGCGTTTTCATATTTGTTTTTATAGTAAAAGAGACCCGTTGCCAATGAGATAAATGCAAAGCCGATTCCAAGAATTAGGCATTTATTTATACTTAACATTTTCCTTGTCGCTGATTATCTTGTCGATAACTGCTTCTCTTAACAAGTTCAAGTCTATATGTGTGGCATCGTAAATAATCTCTTTGTATAAACCCAAAGCCTTTTTCATATCGTTTAAGTATATCGCTAGGTATATGTTGCATGAAACGCTTAATGTGAATATGTATAAAACTAAGACTCTGAAGTAAATCACTTGCCACCCTTTAGGCTAAGGATATTTTTAACTATATCTAAGGCTTTGTCTATTCCAAAGAATCCAAAGGCGCATGATATTCCTATTTTTGCAAGATACGGCAACTCTGAAATGCTAAGCAAGCTAAATACAATTAAGCATAAAGATACGCTAAGCAATATTTGCTTTAATAGATATTTGAAAGTCTTTTTTGCTTCTGTTTCCTGCGTTAAATAGCTAGAAATTCCAACCAAGATTCCAATCAAAAAGATGGGTATTAGGCTTAAAAGCTGCTCTATTTCATGTTGAGTCAATACACACCCCCCCCCTCCTAGAAACTTATAAAAAAATCATGTAGAAAGTAAAACACAAAGAAAAACTAATCGCACACCAAAGAGTCTTGTGAAACACCCAAAACAAGCACTTCATTTCATCGCTAACCATGCAATGATTTTTGCCAATTAAAAACCATCTGAAATAAAAAAACATTCGCTTAAGCATTAACAACCCTTTACCTCTCAATCTTGCAATTTGGTATAAGATTCTCGCCGTTTATGCAAAAATCTAAGGAGCATTCTAGCTTCTCTGTGTAAATAGCAAGCTCTTTAAGGTTTTCTACTGCATTGCCTCTAGGCAATGGATAAGCTGGGTAGATTATATCGCATCTTTGGGGGATATACACTACCCTCTCTTTAGTACTAAAGCACCCACCAAGCACAACCACGCACATAAGCAAAAGAATATATTTCAAGCCATTAATCCTTAACAATATCAAAGTTTGTAAAGTTGTTATCATCTAAGAAAAAGCCCCAAAACTCCTCTGGCGTGTTTCTTATTATTCTGCTTGCAAATACCACGAAAGGCACTTGCTGGTTACTATTTAAAAGCCCTTTTCTGCCCCCGTTTGCTTTATATTTTCTGGATTGTGTGTCTATATTGTAAATAGTCTTATTAAAGGCTTTAGCTACATCTTTTCTACTATATTGTTTGTGTGCTTTAAACTTAAATTCCATCAATACTCCTTTTAAAATGGTATATCATCGTCTGATATTTCAAAGTCTATTGTTTTCTGGGTTTTTGGTTTCATGGCATCTTTAACATATCCCATAATGCTCTCCCCTTGCTTACCTTGTGCTTGTTGTGTTGCTTCTGGATTTTGTGTTTGTTTTTTGTTCTTAAATTCTATAAAGTCAAAATTATTCACTTGCAAGTAGTGATAAGTCTTTGTAGCACCAGTAGAGTCTTTGTAGCTATTTTGCCTTAACTCCCCTTGCAAAAGCACTCTATCCCCTTTTCCTACAAACTGATTAATAACCTCTGCACCTCTACCATAGCACACGCACCTAAGATATGTAACAACTGGCTCGCTATCTTTTACCTTGAGAGAGTTTGCTATATCGAAATTTAGCACCGCTGTTCCATTCTGCAAATACCTTAATTCTAGCGGTTTTGTAACGCGTCCTAAGATTGATAGATTATTAAGCATTTAGCACCCCCCCACTTAAAATACCTTCTCTGCAATTTTTCTCATGTTTTCTCGGATAATCTCTCTATGGTTTAAACTTAAAAATTCCTTTATTGTTTCCGGATTGTTTGTATCTAGTTTGATTGACTCCAAGATTTCCTTAATATCGTTATTGTTTTTTACACCGGCATCATTAAAGGCTTTCATTAGTAGCTTTTTAGCTTCCAATAGCTCGCTCTTTGCTTTAGATTTTTCTGCTGGCATAGGCTTAGCTTCTTTTTCTGCTGGCATAGAATCCGGGTCTGCACTGCTATCATCGATAGCAAACAAGCCATTAAGTGCGTATTTCCTTGCATAGCTACTAGCGCACCCCGTGTTCTGCTCTGCACTCATACCTTTATGCTCGCCTACAATAGCCACTGCGCTATTAGTAACCGATTCGCCGGTATCCACATCAATTAAGCTATAAGTAGCGGTTAGGATTCCATTGTCTATACTATCACTACAAACAAGCACTAAGCCATTTTGTTTTAGCAAGGGCTTCACTGCTTCCAAAATATCCTCTGCGCTTCTGTATGAAAAGCCCCCAAACTTATTAAAACGGCTTTTGTTAGCCTTTAAACTCGACTGTATTTCCATTAACTTTTTGTAGATTGTTTTTTCCATATAAGCTCCTTTATTTATATGTGTGTAATTATAAGTAATTATTTCTTAAAAAATACTTAATTGCGATTTGTGTTGAAATCAAGAAAAATTTTGATATAATGCCAATGCTCGAATACCGATGGTATAAAGAGATGGCTAGCTTTACGCTTCCTGCAGATGCCTTAAATCTGCACCAAACTAATTATGATTCTGCTCTTAAGTGGATATTAAAACGCTCTTTATAATCCTTGCACCACTTACAATTTCTACAAGTTTTACAACCACTGCAATATACACAATATCCGCAATCTTTACAACGACTACAATCATCGCAAAAATTACAATCAAAGCAACCTATACAAGATTTACAAGATGCACAACGATAACTTGCTGAGCATTTTTCACACTCTTTACAATCCTCACAATCAATACAAGCCCTGCAATCATCGCAATACTTACAAGATTTGCAAACCTTACAATTTTTGCAAGAATAGCAATCCTGACACTCTCTGCAACCTTTACAAAAGATGCAATTTTCACAAATATCACAATGTGTGCAGTCTTTGCACTCTTTGCAATTGATACAATTATCACAATTTATACAAGATATGCAATTTTTACACTTGATACAATTAACGCAATCTCTACAATTTTCTAAGCTCTTAGAATACTCTAAGGCTTCCTCTTTTGTGTAGATTAAAGAATCCCAGCAATTGTTATTCTTATCTACCCAAAAGCCCTTAACCTTTTTCACGCCTCCCATGTTATGCCTCGCTATCATAAAAAACATAGTTTGGGAGTGCCAACATAACCGGCTCTATGCTCTGGTAGCCATACACGTTTATAATATTGTCTAGCTCGTCCATATCGCTTATTATCTGCAAGGCTTTTTTAACCTCTGCTTCTGCTAATTCTAAGGCTATGTAATCCAACTCATAAATGCCTATTGTGTAAGGTTCTTTGGTTTCAATAGCCACAAAGATAAACTGCTTAGCACCCGTGATTTTCATATACAAATAGGCTTGTATGTAATATCTAAGGTTAGCGCATAGTCTTTGAAATCCCTTTGCACTGGCATTACTAACGCATTTCAAATCCACTATAAGGTTTTTTTCAAGATTAAAGAAATCCGGACGCACCTTTATTTTTGCACCTAAAGCCTCGCCTATGTAGCTAGACTCTGCCTCGCCTTGTGTAAAGTATCTCTCAAAAACCCCGCTTGTTTTTAAGCTATGTAGCATTCCTTTAGCGGTTTCATACATGGCAGAATCTATAATGATTTTGTCTTGATTTGCTTCTGAAAACTCCGCCCATATTGATTTGCCCTCTTTTGTGCGTTTATCCGCGATGGGCGCTATTGCATAGGTTTTATTAAACTCTGAAGGCTCTAATACAAGGGTATGCACCAAGCTACCTAGCTTCATTGCTGGAGTTTCCTCTGTCTTAAAGCCGATTCTAAACTTGTAAGGATTATCTAGCACTTGCTTAATATCGCTAGTGCTTAATGCTGGATAAGCCCTGTAATCCTCTTGTGTTAAACTAAGTTTTTCCATATAAGCTCCTTTATATAAATTAGATTAACATTATAAATAATTATTACTTAACCTTTGCTTAATTGCCGGACAGAATCTCTATACTCATATTCTTTTATTACATTTCCAAACTCATCAAACCACCGCTCTGTCCCATCTATCTCATCGTTTTTATATGGCCTCTCATATATTATAATCCCTTGGTTGTCGTAGTATCTCTCTAAGCCGTGTTGTATATCGTCTTTATATTCTGCTTCTATCCATTTATTGCCGTTTTCATGAAACCAAATATCCCAGCCATTTTTTTTATTATTCACATATTCGCATATGTTCATAATCTGACCGCTGGCATAATATTCGTTTATAACTTGTTGCTTTAGGTTAAGCTTTCTCATGATTCAACCCCTCTTACAAAATAACTTCTTGCCATTTTTTAGGCAAATCCAAATTCAAACCAAGCAACGCATTTAATTTTCTAATAATTTCAAATTTAATCTGTTTGGCACGATTTACATTCCAAGCGACGCTTTGTGATTGACAATCGCTAAAAACCTTTAAACTTGAATTGTTTAAAGCTTCTGCACCATTATCACTTTTTGGCATGACTTCATAATCAAGGTAAGCGCTAGCGGATTTATCAGTTTTAAAATAAATTCTTTGCTTGCCATGCTTAATCCAAACCTTCCCATTTACCTTTTCTGCAATTTTTTCTAAAATTTCCATTTTTAGCTCCTTTATATTTAATTGCGATGTAATTATAACTATTTATTCTTAAATAATATTTAATTATATGTTTTCGTGTAAATTTTCTATAGTGAGTTTCTTTAAGTCAAACCTAAAGTAAAGCGGGGATGTTGGATAGATTCTGAATTTCTTTATAACAAAGCCACCTTTATCGTTCAAGATGCTACACTGGCAATATACAACATCGCGTCTTTTGACTTGATTCCTTGCAAAATAAACCTTGTAGCCATATTTCTTTAGTATTGCTTGTTCGATACACCCTCTTATAGATTGAGAGAAAATAGATTGTCTTAATGTATCGGTTATCCCGCCGGCATGTATTGTTAAAATAAGCTCTTTTGTATCAAACTCTGACAATAAAGAGGCGGGGTTACCATTCTCATTAAGCCACACGCTTAAGATGCCATCTTTAAATCTTATCGTTACATCTTGTTTTGTAGCGGGCTTTTCGCAAGTGTAAATATAGTCTTGCGTGTCTTTATTGTTATCAAACAATCTATAAAAATAAGAGACCAGCGATTCTATTTCTAGCGCGGATAAAAAGAATTGTCCAGATTCCATTATTTTTTAACCCTTAAATCGTTTCCATTAAACTCGCATACTTTTAAGCCGTTAGTGTTTAGCCTTGACAACACCTTAAGGCTTAAAGAGTTTAAATAATCATTTTTCACATTGCCACTAAGCACAATAATACAATCTTGATTGTATAGCTTATCTATTACAAGATTAAAAAAGCTCTCATCAATTAAGCCTATATCGCTAATCTCATCAAGGATAAAAAGCTCGCATATATCTAGGCTCTTTATAAAATCCTGCTTCTTTGTGTTTGATAAATAGGCTAAATCGCATGCCAAAAAATACATGGGATACTTCTCTGTGTTTCTCTTAATAAGCTCTGCACAAAACATAGTCTTACCAGTTCCTATACCACCACAAAGAAAGAGATTATTTTTTAGCTCTATTAAGTGCTCTGAAAACCGCCTGAAATTCTGCGTGTATTTAGCTTTTGTTTCTATTAGCTTTTTAGGCAAACCGCTATGCTTAATCCTAAAATCCTTAAATCGTTGCAACTCCTCGTTTTTTGCTTTGATTTTAGCCTCCTCCCTCTCTCTTATTTTTCTCTCGTCCTCTTCCCTGCATTTAGGACAACCGATTTTGATTCTATTTAGCAATAGCCTACCCTGAAACTCTATACCATGCTTTTGGCATTTTAGCGTCGTTACTTCTGAAGCCTTTGCTACTTCTGCTACCTTTACCATACAATATCCCTTTGACTTATTAAGACTCCATCTTGATATACTCTCTCTCTAATTAGCCTCTCTTTGGCATCATAATCCCTACAAGTCCCATGCCTTAAGCCATCTTTATACAAATAAAAACGGCTTAGCTTTCTGTTCTCATAATAAACCTTGTAGATGCCGTTAAATTTTCCATCTTTACACTCTACCTCACAATATAACCTGCCATTGTCGCGATAAATCTTTTTGATACCGGTAAATCCATCTCTATGAAATGCCATTTATAAGCCCCTTTTGTTTTTGTGTGTATTATAATTATTTATTCTTAATCTTTACTTAATTATTATTTAGGTTTGGGGATATATATGCTCTTATCCGCGTTTATATAGTCCTCGTGGTTATCTACAACTCCAACGCGCCGATTTAAATTAACCTCACCTTGAAAATCCAAATATGCCTGCTGATTAAGAAATGTGCTTAAGTGCTTAATAAACTTAATCTCGACTCCTCTATTAGCTCTTAAATAGTTTCTAACGCCCTTTAAAATCGTTTCAAATGATTGAGAGGCTACTTTGGTATTACCTCTACTATTTAAAGCGATTTTTGACCCCTTTCTGGCTTTTATATAGCTATTAAGCGCTGCTTGTTTATCTTGCTTTTTTGGATATATCTCCCAAATCTGATTAAATTCATTCTCTAAGCTTTCTAAGTCGTCTTGTTTCTCTTTTGCTTTAGAGGCAGAAACTGAATTTTCACTTTCAAAACCAAAAAAACCAAACAAAGAATCTGCTATGTCTTTTTGTGTTTTCGCGTGAGAATCTGTGTTTATATTTGTGTTTATATCTGCTCTTTTAATATCTGGTTTAATATCTGTATCTATATAAGAATTGCCACTTTTTGTTTTACCATTTACCATTTTTGGCAAATCGGCGTCCTTTGTTTTGTGTATCGGTTCGCAACTATTCTCTACTCCATTCTGACTCATAAATTCGTTGTAGTATTTATCGGTTAAGGCATACCAATTAGTTCTGTCAAATGGGTTAGTATTAAAATTGTCTTTAATAAGCCACCCATCATCTACCAATTGCTTCAATGCCCTGCTTATTTGTCTGTCTGATAAATACTCGAATAATTCTGAAAATGCCTTTGCAGAGTTATAAGTCCAATATCTGCCCTTGTAAAAGTGCTTCTCATTCACTCTATTTTTATCTATCCAAAACTGGATATTGTGTAGCAAAACTGCTTCCACTATCCCCAATCTTTTGGCTACTTGTGTATTAAACATGTGATAGCTCATGCTAAAACTCCTTGATTGTGAAATTTTTTTGTAGTTTTTTATTCAACATGCCAAGCCCCCTCATACTTAATAAGCGCATCTTTGTTAAGATTGTAAAATTGCTTAGGAGGCGCGCCTCTAAACCCCGTCTTAACTAAAATGCCTTTATCTACTAGCTTGCTGATAATGTTTCTGCATTCTCTCTCACTTAAGCCGGTATCGTTTGATACTTGATGTATCATGTAGTAAAAATCCGCGTGTTCAAAATAAGCCCATCTATCTGCAAAAAAGCCTAGCACTACTGCTTCGTGCAATCCTAATTCCTTAATAACTGCCTTGTTTAGCATAACAAAGCTAGTATCTCCTAGTGTATTTTGAATTAAGTTATACATTGTAAAAATCTTTCCGCGTGTAAAAAGAAGTAGTGTAGTAGTAAGTGAAGTTGCGAGTTTCACTACCATAAATCTACACTCTAAAAAGCGGGCTGGTAGCAGGCACTCGCAAGCCTTTGTAGAACCCGCTTACTAGAATGTAGTAATGCTTAATTATATGTAATATTTACTTAAAGAAAACTAAATCTTGCAAAGGATACATGTTAAACATGCACCATCTACATATTAAATATGTATAGCCATCCCATTTTCTACCCCTGCGTAGTATTTTGCTACACCATTTGAGAATAGTCTATTTTATTGTCTTTATTCTTTGCTTTGTAGATTCCTAGCCTTATTGCTTCTTTGTTATTGTTTAGCACATCTGCCAATAAGGCTATGTTTTCGTGGATTCTATCCCTTAACCTTAGTTGCTCTTGTGTTGCATTATTCCAATCACTAACCCCGCACTCCACTTGTATGAGTTTGCATAGCTTCTGTATGTTTTTTATAAAATCGGTTTGGTTTGCTCTTATAAGTAAAGCCCCGCACATTTTCTTAAAGCTATCCCCGCTGTTGTTTCTATATTGTAAAAGGCTATCAAAAAGCCACTCATATACTTCAATCTTTAGCTTTGGATTAATCCACAATGCCATATCTATAAACAAAAGAGGATGCACCCAGCTATGATGCCCCCTACCCCTACCGCTAATTAAAGGCGTTTCGCCGTTGTTTTTAGTTTTTAGCTCTGCAATAAACTCTTTTGCATTTTTTGTCTGCAAATAATCTTGCATTGTTTTAGAATCAAACCCATTTGCTAATCTCCATTTATTGCCAACTCTAAATAAATCGGTAGCACTAAAAAATCCACTTTTGCTTTTTTGGCTTACAAAATCACCCAATAGCTCTCTTTGCATTATAACTTCAGTAGTCATGCTTATCCCTTTAAATATAAGTTTAAAATTAGAATTTTATAATAACTTTTATAAAAGTTTATTTAAATTTTAATTTTTTTAATTACTTTTTTTTGATGTTTCTAAGGGGGGGGGTAAGTTTAATTTACATGCTTTTATCAAAGCTACCCACGCATAAAGTGGATAGTTCGAATTCTTTTAAAATAGCTTGTTTTACAAAATCAGGATAATGCTATATTGCCTTTTAAGCTCTCTTTGTAGAGTTCAATGCCTAGTTCTAATCCTAGCTCCAAGCTCTTAAAGGTATGTATTGCGCCATAGGTTAAGTCGTGTATTCTTTCCTGCTTGTATGTTATATGTGTTTCGGTTTCTTTCTTAAATCTCTCAAACAATGCTATTTCACTGGCATTTGATAAAAGGCTATTTACCAAAGCGTAAAGATTCTCTTTATAGTTGCTATTAGCCGATGGGTATCTAAAGTTCAAAATAGCTTTCATAAGCCATTGTTTCTTTAAAAAGTATTGTGTCTCTATCCCTGCATCGTGCAAAGTCTTTATAAATACAAATGGATGAGTCCATATTCTAAAGCTATAAGGCGTCTTTTCAAACTCAAACGCTGGATAATCCAATTTTTCTAAGTCCTTTAAGAAGTCCAAAAAATCCTTTTGGTTGAAGTAATTGTCTGCATTAAAATCATTATCCACTGCTTTAGCTATCTCACAAAGGCTTAGAAAAGACGGATAATTGTCAATCATCTTGACTTTAACTTCAAATTTTACTTTATCTAATGCAAATACTTTTGTATCTATTAACTCCATATAAACTCCTTTATTTTGTTGCCTGTATAATAATTATTTATACTTTAAAAGAAGCTTAAAATAATATTTGATTATAGAATTATGAGAAGCAAAAGAGAAGCAAAAGAGAAGCAAGCATTAAAGCAAGGCTATTTAGAAGTCTTTAATCTCTAAGGTAAAATCGCTTATGTTGGCTTTATGCACTATATTATAAAAGTCTTGTGTTGCTTGTGTAGATTGTGCTACTCCAATCTCGGTTAAGCTATAACCTAATCCGATGCACCCGTCAATATCCTTGCCACTATTTGCAATATGTATAAAAATCCATCTTTCATTAAAGCCCTTTACCTCATCGGTTATTAGCTGGATTCCAAGATGCTTAGAATGAAATTCATGGTAGCGGTTGTGATAGGATTCTTTTACCAAAGCTTTAACGCTCTCAAAATCCACATTTCTAAAGCCCTCTTTTGCTACGCTTGTTTTTGTGAAATTCCATTGCAAGCTATAAACGCGTGGCATTATCCTATGGTCTCTACCACTCTCATCACTTGAGGGCGCGTTGTTTTCTACGCTGTAGCACCTAAAAATCTCTTTGCCATCGTTATCAAGTATGTAGAAATTGCCTATAGTGCTAAGCTCGCCTTTGCTGTCTTGTTTATCGCTTATCTTAAATCTATCCAAAAAGATTTTCATTGCTAATCCTTGTTTATAGTAATTTATGGATAGCTATGCCTATCATAAAAACCACAATAACTAACATAATCATGAGAGTCGCCATTATAAAATAATCGAATAAATAATAATAAGATGCACCGACTGCTAGGCATATTCCAACTAGCAATGAAACTCCCATAATCCCTGCAAAGAGATATATAAGCTCTATTCCTATAATATCCAAGATTTCTTTCATTATTACTTGTTAATCCTTATCTTGTCTTAATAGTATTACAACCGCACAAATAGCAAAAATACTGACTACAACAACTCCACCTATTGTAAAACCTGCAAAGAGATACATTAGCGATTGTTCGAAAAATTCTTTCATTGTTTATTTACCAATTTAACCGCTTGTGAATATTTTTGCTGTAATACCACGCTACTTAGGCCTCTTTTTTTGAATTTTTGGATATTAACCTCTTTGCCTTTTTCATAGGTAATTGTGCCTTTAATGCTTCCATCTTTATCATAAAGTATAGAGACTCCGTGTGGCATATCATTCACATAAGGGGTTTCCATCATAATCCCACCACCATCACGAAACACTTTTTGGACTCCGTGCATCTTGTTATTTTTGAATGTATTTATAATAAAGATGCCTCCGTTGCTGTTGTAGTGTGTTTCAACTCGGTTTCTTTTGCTGTTTGTGTATTCTATCTTTTTAAAGATGCTACCATCTGGGTAGCGTTCTATTTTAACTGCCATTTAAGCTCCTTTATAAGTTTTTCTTTAAAGTGCTGTAATTATATATATGTTTAACTTAATTAATACTTAATTACTAAAAAAGGTTTATAGATTTTTTAAGTGTTGCTATGCTTTGGAGTGGCTAAGGGATTTGAGAGTGTGAGGTTCTTATAAAGGAGCTACCCTTAGCCGTTGCAATTGTATCAAACTTTTATAAACATTCGAATGTTGAAGTTATAAGGTCTATTCTCTGCGTTAGCACCACTTGTTGTTGGCACCCCTGCTCTGCTAGGTTTGCCGTAAATTGACATTTGACCTAGGATAAATGCATTTGAGGTTGGTGCTACCCAATAATTACCTCCATTAGGAAAGTTAAAGGCTCTATTATTGCCATCTTGTGTAATATTAAAATCCCTTATTGCATCGCCTTGCAATGTGTTAAAAGTCCTAGCACTATCAATATCCCCGCCGTTACTCCATATCCTAAAGAATCGCCCTCTTAAATCCACAATGCTAAATGTATCGTCGTTGTTGTTTGTAAAAAACTCGCTGGCATATCCGGCTTGTATAGCTCTCTTTACACGCGGATAATCGTTAAAGTTATATTTTGCATTTGGAGTAGCCCCCCCTATCTCTAAATATCCGCTAGGCGTTTGTGCTGTAAGCCCTGCATTTGATAGCCTTGTGATGGTTCCAAAAAGCGGGTTACCATCTAAAGCCCACCATGATTTGTAAGCGGTCGCTGCTAAAGGCTCGTCTGTGTTTGCTTCTATCATGCTTATAAAGGGCTGGTAATAGTTCAAGTGCTGT